GACAAAGCCTGAGCTAGGGTGCTGTACTCAGGACGTGTGGTATTCGTCCCGGTCCTTGCGCCTCGGAAAATCCGCGACCCGCTGCGAGGGTTGTACGGATCAGCCTGCGAATTGAGCAACGGAAACCATACGGCGGGACTGTAGAGCGTGTTGTCCTCGCACAACGGACCGCCTTCCGTAGTCACCTCGAAACGCAGCGCAGTGCCTGCGAGGTTGTTGCCGTAGTCGGCGAGCTGGAAGTCGGTGAACACGACATAGGCGAGACCACGATACGCAGGAACGTTGCCCACACCTTCCCATGCCTCAATCGTCGGGTCCGGCTGCTGATCCTCCACACCGAGATACACCGCCATGCCCGCGTCGAAGGCGTCTGCGGCATTGATGCGGCTCGCGTAGGCTAGATTGTCTTCGTCGTCAAGCTGCGGTCGCCGGTCGTAGATCAGCTTGCCTCCTGCCCAGATGCGCCGCACGCCAGTGATGGGACCCTCGCACAGACCCACCGCAAAGCTGACCGCATAGGTCGTGGTCTCGACCCGCTGCGTCGGGCCGCCCTTGCCGCCCACTCGCTCGCTGGTCGTCGTGGGGAGCAGGTCGGTGGACCAGATGATGTTCCCGGCGATCGCATAGGTGCCGTAGACAAGCGGGATCGGCGCGCCGAGCGCCGAGCTGGTGACTGAGAGGTCATCGAGCTTCGGCCCCGAGACGGTGCCGAGGTCGGTCGGGAACAGCGCCTGGCCGGCCAGGTTGCCCAGCAGAAAGCCGAGCTGCGGGTTGCCGAAGAAGCTGCCAACTATGGTGCCGCCAATGACGAGAACGGCCTGACCAACGTTCGACATCAGTAGGCTACTCCGGGCAGGCGCCAGACCGACTGCGTGAGCTTCGGCCAGGGGTGGCGGTAGCCGTGCTCGACCACCCGGCCCACCGTCGAAAGCGCGTGAATCAGCGTCGGCCCGGTGCAGATCGCGACGTGGTGCGGGTCACGATTCCAGCGCACGACGATAAGCGAGGCCGGCTCGGGTCCGGGCGCCGGCGTGCAGCGCTCGGCAATCTCTTCCAGCAGCCGGCCGTCGGTCGGGCGGCGCGCGTACCCGGTGGCGTCAAAGTCGGCCGGCAGCAGGCCGAGTTCGCGGCCCACGACGATGGCCAGCCCCACGCAGTCGATACCCTCGCGGGACCGACCCTGGTGGCGAAACGGGACGCCTACCCAGGTACGCGCGAGATCGATCACGGCAGAAGCGGGCCTCATGTCTCTCCGTACTGGATGATCTTGTTTCGGCCAGGGATCAATGCCCCGTGGCCGCGGAAGTTCAGAATGTTGGAGAAGCGATCGCGGCACGTTGCGAGGGTCTTGTCGCATCCAGGGGTGATCGTGAACGTGTCGCCCACCTCGACGGCAGCCGGCATCAGCTCGAACAGTTCGAGGCGGCCGAGGACATCGTCGATCGAATCGCGCTTCACCTCCATCGAGAACCCGTCGTTTTCGCCCGACGTGAAGGTCAGCAGCCCACCGACGAAGTCGCCGGCCGCGGGCGTGCCGCCGCCCGTCAGCGTCGCGTTAAACCGTCGGCGGGAGGTTACGGCCGTCACGGTTCCGGAGACGGTCAGGGCCGCCAGCGACACGCCGCAGCGGGCGTCGCCGAGCTCGGCGTCGCAGCTCGTCGCATAGGTGCGCACGACGACCTGCCGCAGCCGCTGGGTCAGGCCACGCAGCTCGGCCCGATACATGCCCTCCGACGTGCGCTCGATGTTGCCGAGCGTGCCGGTACGCAGCACCACCTGACCTTCGCTCGGGGCGCGCCAATCCACCATAAAGAGCACTACGGGGGCGTCGTCGAACAGGCCCGCCTCGATGTCGGCCGCGGTCAGGTCCAAAAGGCTCAGATCCTGCGAAACCGCGCCCTCTACCGACAAGTTGTCCACCGACAGGTCTGAGCTGGAGCGGATCGAGCTGCCCGTGATGCCGGCGCGCGCGGCATAGGTGCCCGCGAGATCGCCGCCGGCGATTACCAGATCCTGGTCATGCTCGGTGCCGAGCACCCGCTCGCCGTCGCGCCGTTCGACGCGCCAACAGAGCGCGAGCGTGGTCGCTGCGCCGGCGATCATCGCCTGTATGTTGGCGGGCAGCGTCCTCACAGCTTGACCTCGATCAGTACCACCCGCACGGCCTGGACGGCTGCGTCGGAGTCGTCGCGGAAGGTCAGCTCGAAGGGCTGGTCGCCGTCGAACCGGACCGGAACGTCGAATTCGCCGCCCCAGGTGACGGCGCCGGCTGGTTCTGCGGCGAGGGTAACGATGCCGGTCGTGGTATCGACCGTGAAGTGGGTCTCGGCGACGAGCGGCGTGCCGCCGTCGGCGACGGTGATCGTCCCGGCGACCGGCTTGCGGATGCGCCGGTCCGAGGACAGCGCGCCGGCAGTGTAGCGCTTCGTCAACTGGTAGGTCAGGCCGGACACCAGCACCAGGGGCTGGTCGGTAGGCGCCGGAGTGAGGTGGCCGCGGCAGCTCTTGAAATCCGTCCAGTCCTTGAACCGGAACGCTACGTGCTCGCCGCCGACCGCGTGGTGATACTCGAGGATCGCCGCGATGTCGGCCTCGAGGTGCTCGACGTCGAACTCGAAGATGCGTTGAGCCTCGGCCCAGTTGCGGTTGCGGAACTCCGCGCCGCTCGCCCGTATGGTCTTGGTCGTCGAGTAGCGCGGGATCACACGCACGCCGAGCGCCGGTGGCAGTGGGAATCGGGGGGTTTCTAGGAAGCTCATCAGCCGCTCCGCCGCGCCGCGCGCGCGAGGCCTCGAGCGGCGGCGGCCGCGATCTGCTCCTCGGTGGCGCGCGAGATACGCCCGTCGGGGGCGTTGACCTGGAAATGGTTGTGGACCGTCATCCCGCCAACCGCGGCCGTGCGGATGGTGCTTTCAGTGGTGCCGCCGACCAGTCCGCCGGTGGCGTATCGGACCGGCTTCAGCTGAAGTCCGTTGATGCGCCGCAGCAAATCGAGCATCCCTGGCTGCGCGACCGCCGCCTGGCGCACGACGAACTCGCCGTTCGACAGCCACGCGGGGATCACGTCGGCGGTCGGCCCTCCGGGGCCGCTCACCTTGCCGCCCTCGGCCATCAGGCGCCGCCCGGCAATCAGGCCGCCAGTGGCCGCCCGGACGCCCCCGAGGCCAAGGAACCGGCCAAGCGACCCGAGAATACCGCCACCGGCTCCGCCGCCGAAGATGGCGCTGGCGATGTCCTTGGCTACGGCCTCCGCAGCAATACGAGCGAGGGATGCGATGATCGAATCCGCGAGGCTCTTCACGGCCGCCTCGAAGTTCTTCGCCTCCCTGATCCCGTCCGTGAGCCAGCTCGTCAGGTCGGCGGTGACCGCCTGCTCGGCGTCCTCACGAAACCGCGCCAGGGCGTCCCCGGCCTTGGCCACAGCAATCGCAACCTGGCGATACTGCAACTCGAGCCGCTCCGCCTCTGCGATAAGCGCGGGATCGCCTGAAGCCGCCGCCGCGGCGCGCAGCTGCTCGACGATCTGCTCGAGCACCGGCAGGCGAGAAGCCTCCAGCGCCGCAATCTGGCGCTGTCCCTCCCGCTGGGTCGTGATGCCGAGCTCGACGTCCTGCTCGATGCGCTGGCGCGCGAGAGCCAAATCCTCGAACTCGCGGCGAATCTGAGCGCCGAGATCATTGGCCTCAAGGGCGGTGGCGGTGCGCGCCCGGATCTGGTCGAACCGGTCAAGATCGGCCTGAGTCAACTGCCCGGCCAGCTCAAGCGTCGCGCGCCGCTTGGCGAGTTCCTCGTCCAGTGCCCGAAGCGCCGCTTCTCTACCGCGCCCCGTTAGCTCTAGCAGCTGCTGCTCCGTGATAAACCGCGCCTGGGCCGCCGCCTCCTCACGCCGCAGCTGCTCTTGAGCCGCCCGCTCCGCCTCCCGCCGCAGGCGCTCGGCCTCGCGATCCGCAGCCGCTCGCCCTGCCGCACGATCAACGGTCGGCGGGATCTCTGCATCGAACTCTGGACGCGCGCGCACCTTCACTGGCGGCGCGTCCCGATTAGCCTCGGCGATGACCTGGTTCAGGCCGGCGGAAAAGTCCTCCCGGAACTTCTCGAAGTCCACGCGGCCACGGTCCCCGAGATCCCGCCAGATGCTGGCCGCCTCCGAGAAGCGCCCGCCGAGTCCGGCGGACACGAGAGCCGCGAACCCGCCGATCTGGTCGCCGAGGCCGCGTATGACGGCGCTGACCGTCGTACCGAACAGCTGGAACACCGAGACGACCGTGCGCAGAATACGGCCTGTCTCCTGGCCGTAGCTGCGAAGCTTGTCGACGCCATCCGTTTGAATGGAGTCCGAGACCTGCTCCATGGCGGCGGCGATCGACGGCGCGAGACCCGACAGGAACGCGGTGGCGACACCCCGGGCCGACTGGCGAATCCGCACGAAGGAGTCGTTCGCTGCCGCGGCGGCGTTGGCCAGGTCCGAATCAATCAGGACGCCGGCCCGGCGGGCAGCCTCCGCCACCCCATCCAGGCCTTGCTCAGCCACATCCTGCAGAAGCGGAAGCAGCTGCGCGCCAGACCTCCCGAACAGCTCGACGGCAAGCCTGGTCCTCTGCGCGCTGTTCTCGAGCGCACCGAGCTTCCTCGCGACGATGTCGAAGGCCTCGCCAGTGCTGCGGCCCGCGAAGTCGCGCGCGGTCAGCCCAAGGCGCGCGAAGGCCTGCGTCTGTCGTCCCGTCCCGCGCTCGAGTTCGCCGAGTGAGCGGGTCAGGAACGTCAAACCTGTGCGCAGCTGTTCAGTGCTTACGTCGGCCGTCTCGCTGGCGAACGCCAGCGCTGAATACTCCTCTACCGTCGCGCCGACCGCCGCCGCGGCCTTGCCGGCCGCATCGGCTGCGTTAAGCGCCGAGCGCGCAAAAGCAGCGAGGCCGCCAACAGCCGCCACAGCGCCAAGGCTGCGGATCGCTCCGCGCAGGCTATCGAACCCTCGCTTGCTGGTCTCATTGACGCGGTCTGCCTGGCGCTGGGTCGCAGACAGCGCCTGCTGGACCTCGCGGATACCCTCGGCGGATAGGCGGACGCGGACGTCGGGGGTGCTCATCGGTAGGTCAGTACTCCGGCGGTGGCGCGGGCGGTTTCTGGGTGGACTGTCGGCTGGCCCAGGTCAGCACCTGGACCTTGTAGGCCTCTATCTCGGCCTCGCGGATCTGATGGAGATAGGCGAGCAGCACCTCGCGCAGCGGCCAGCTCGCGGCCCTCCTGGCCAGGTCGTAGTCGTGCCCCGCCACGGACCGGACAATTCCGGTCCACTCGCCGAGGTCTAGTGAGCCGCGCTCCGCTCTCGACTGGCCTCGGCCTCGGCTCTCGAAGAGATGCGGGAAATCGCCAACGAGCGCAGCTCGCGCCGAAAAAAACCGAGCACGGCCTCTGCCGCCAGCTGGTGGACCAGACGGCGGTCCTCCTCGGTATTGCAGGCCCCGAGGTGCGCCGAGGTCGCCGCGGCCACCTCCGGAGACCACTGATCCTCGGTCGTGCCCACCGGCAGCAGGTAGCCGCCAAGCAGTTCGCAGACGACCCCGCTCGACACCAGCTCTCCGTAGAGCCGGAGACTGTAGGCCTCCGGCTCTTCGCCCAGATCCGGGACTGCCCTGTCGAGACCCGAGCGTCGCAGCAGGCGCTGTAGGTAGAGGTCATGGAGCACCGTCCGGCGCTCCATGTTCGCCACGGCGAATAGCTTGCCGCCGATCTTCAGGTCCATCAGGAGACCAGCTGGATCTTGAAGTACTGCGACTCGCTGGTGCCGTTGCGGCTCGTGTCCTTGAGCAGCTTGCCAGTCAGCTCGAGGGCGGCGTACTCGTCACCAATGAAGGGCACATTCGACGCGGCGCCGAGCTTCTGCCGGAACACATGCACCGACACCGACTTGCCGCTGCGGGCCTCGTTCAATCCGTCGAAGACGATCTCGTACTCCTGCGAGGCGTTGAGCAGCGCCTCGACGGCGTCTCCGGCCAGGCGTGTGTAGTCGACGTCGTAGACCTGCCCGTCGGTGATCGCGGCGTCCGCCGTGATCTCGATTCCGCCACCGACCGCGATGAAGTCGGTGCTGGCAGTGAGGTTGACCCGACCCATGCAGGTCAGCACCGCCGTGCCGTCGGTGACCGTCGCGCCGACGGTCGTCGGGAACGTCGGCGGCGCGGCATCCGTTGTGCCGGCCGTGCTGACCCGGTAGTAGAAGCCATTCGGGGCCGCCGGTACGAGAAGATCATTCAGGGCAACCGCCGTCGAATTGGCGCGGGCGCCCGGCGTCGCGGCAAGCGTCACCACTGGCACGACCGCCGTGTCGATCGGCGCGTCCAGCTTGACCAGGCCACCCCGATAGAGGGCGTGCTCCTCGTCGGTCACAGCGCCGGCGGAGATGGCGGAGCTGTTGCCGAACAGCGCCACCGCCAGATTCTCCGGAGACAGGTCGTGGAGCGTCATCGAGGCCTCGACCGACTGGACGCGGCGCACCTCGTTATAGGTGCCGCCGCCCGGCTTCGTGTAGTCCTTCAGCTCCTTGACGTCCTCGCTGATGCTGAAGCTCAGGGCCGAGACGTTGCCGACGAAGCGCAGCGGCGCCCCGGAACCGACCGTGCGCAGGTACACCTTGCCGCTACCGATGTAGCTGTAGTCGCTCATGAAAGATTCCTCTGTGATGAACGCCGCTCACGCGCGGCCACGCCCGGCGTTCCGGGAACTGTCACCGCCGCGTGTGGGCGGTGTACCGAATGACTGCGCCGACCCACTTCAGGCCGTCGGCCTGGGGGATTCGCTCGACGCTCGCGAACTTTGGAAAGTCCGTTCCATGCGGGAAGCGAGCCTGCTGGTCTTGCATGGCGCGCTCGACGTCCTCGATGATCTCGTGCAGCCGCAATTGGGCGTTGTCCCGGTCGCTCGTGACCTTGGCGATGATCGCGACCGTGACGGCCCGGCCGATCGCCCGCAGCGCCGGATTGAGCGGCGCCGACATGCCCTCGAGCACGACGGCCAGGAACTCGTCCTGATCGTCGCGCACCTGGCCAGGCTCGAGCTCGACGGTGGCCCCGGCGCTGGTCCTGTAGCCGTTGCCCGGGGTGATTCTCGTCAGGCACGCCCGCACGGACTCAAGCAGCTGCCAGCTGAGGGGGCTACTCACGGACCACCACCCACGTCGACAGCGACTCGTCCTCGCGGATCATCTTGGCGAGCTCGAAGGTCTCACCGTCGACGGTCACGCGCGCGCCAACCTCCAGCGTCCCTACCTCAGCCAGGCGGAAGGTGACGAGCGTCTGCACGCCCGCCACCTCCGCCTCGTCCTCGCCGAAGACCTGCGCGGCGCGGTCCACGTAGACCGAGCACGGGATCGGCCCGGTCCCGCCCTCGTAGACCGCGGAATCGGCCATGCCAGCGCCCAGCAGCGCGCCCATGATCTGGTCGTCGAGCGACCGCAGGAACGCGCGTTGGGACACGGCAGCCGATTACGTGCGGGTGACGTTGCCCGGGGTCAACTTGACCTGGGCCGTGGTCTGGCCGCTCCCACCGGCAGCGATGGCGATCGCGGCGCCCATGAGGTCGCCGGTCGCCGGGGTCGCTGCCGAAGCGTCGAAGGCCGCCGCGGAGGCGTCCCACAGCAGCTTTTCTCCGGCCGCCCACACCGCCGCCGAAACCTTCGGCACGGTGAAGACACCCTCGATCGCCACACTGATGACCTGACCCGAGCCCGAGGCGCTGGTCAGGGCGATGCCGATCGCGTGCTGGAGCGGCACCACCGCACCCGCCGCGACGGCGCCGGCAGTCGTAAAGCTGATCACGTTGCCGGCCTGTACCTGATTCGTGGACATGTTCCTGTCTCCTGATCCGAAATTCGAGTGAAGGGAGCGGGGGCCGGCTTACCCGGCCCCCGCTTCAGGCAGCTGCCGGCGCTTACACGCCGGTGCTGCGCCAGCCAGCGCGCCAGTCGATCGCGGCGACGCCGTAGTCCAGCCGCACCTTCATGTTGAGGGCGTCGGTCATGAACTCGATCTCGTCGTCGATGAACGGCTCCTGGACGCCGTCGAGGAAGGCGACCTCGAAGGCCTCCGCATCCATCGGATCGGCGAACAGATACCAGGGCGCGGCGGCGAGGTAGGGCGATGCCACGACCTCGAGGTTGAGCTGCGCCTGGACGTAGTTCCGCTTTGCCGAGTTGGTCTGGGAGACGTCCGTCAGGGAGTTGAGCACCTCCCATGCGGTCTGCTTGCGATCGACCGAGCAGACGAGGAAGCGCGGCTGGATGGCCAGGTAGTCGTTCAGGCCCTTGTCGCGCTGCTTCATCATCGCCGCCTCGCCGATGGCGATGTTGGCGACAGTGATCACGCCGCTGCCGAGGTTGGCGTGTCCGCCGGCAGTGGTGACCACCGTGTTGTTGAAGAACGCGCCGGTGTCCGACATGGTCGGGCCTGCGCCGCTATTGCTGGCGAGCAGCGTGTACACGTCCGCCTCGACGGTGCGGGCAGCAGCGCGGCCAAGGCGGGCCGCCATGCCGGTGAACGCGGCGAGGTCGTCGTTGACGATCATCTCACGGGAGAGCGAGATGTAGCGGCCCTTGGTGGCCGCCTGGATCGGCTCGCGCTCCTCGCTGATCGTGCCCTGCTGGTACTCGCCGGCCTCCGGCTTGGTCACTAGGCTCGAGAAGCTGCCGATGGTGTGGCGGCTCGCGATCTTGAAGTCGGACACGGAGCCGACCTTGCACCACCGGTTCCAGGTCACCGGTGCCAGCTGGTAGGCATTGCGCAGCACCTTCCCGGCCGCGTTGGACAGCAGCAGCGGGAAGTCCGACGAGGTGTGCGAGGCCAGCACCTTGCGCGCGATGCCATCCTTGGTCAGGCCGCGCGTGCTCACGCCCTTCATGCTGAGCGCCGTCTCGGCCAGGTCGGCCAGCGAGCGGCCGTAGAACTCGTTGCCGGCCTCGCGCTTTTCGAGACCCGCGCGCACGAGGATCGCCTGCGCAGCGCCAGCCAGGAACTTGTCCCGGCCATCCACCACGTTGCGCGTGTCGATCGGGATCGTGGGCTCGACGCCCTCGCCCAGCTTGGCGAGCAGCTTGGCGCCGGCGGCATCGGCCGAGCAGCTGACGTCGTCGAGGCATGCGTCGAGCAGCTCGCGATGCGACTCGGCGAACTTGCCGAACCGGTCGCGCACCGCCCGGCGGCGCTCGGCCTCGGCCGTCACGGCCGCCTCCGCCGCGTCGCGACGGGCCTTCTCAATGTCGGCGTTCTGCACCGACGCGGTTGCCTGGTCAGGCATGGTGTTGTCCTCCTCGGACTTGCTTTCGGCGTCGTTCGCCGACTTGTGGGCCGCCGCGGAACGCGGCGGGGGAACGGAAACTCGGGACTGCGCGAAGGCGCGGAACTGGGCACTGGCGGCCATCTTGAGGGCGGCCCATGCGGCCGAGGCCTCTGAGGTGCCCTCATCCTTTTCGGCAGCCGCCGCAGCATCGGCGCGGCGGTCTGCCAGGCCCGCCTCGATCGCCTCGTCGCGGGTGAACCAGGTCTCGCCCTGCATCCACTCCTCGACCGTGGCCCTGGCTTGGCCGGTCCTGGCGACATAGGCATCGACGAGGCCAACCTCGGTCTTGTCCAGCATCTCCGCGACGCTTCGCATGTCGTCGGAGTCGCCGATCGCGATCGTCCACGGGCTGTGCACCATGAACATCGCGCCGGTGCCCACGACGATCTCGTCGCCGGCCATGGCGATCACCGAGGCGATACTGGCCGCCAGGCCGTCCACATGCACGACGACGCGGGCCTTGTGCTCCTTGAGCGCCGTGTAGATCGCGAACCCGTCGAACACCTCGCCGCCGGGCGAGTTGATCCGGACCACGATCTCGGACACGTCGCCGAGCCCGGCGAGGTCGTCCCGGAAGCGCTTGGCGGTCAGGCCGTCGCCGAACCAGTTCTCGCCGATTGGGTCGTAGATCAGGACCTCGGCCTTGTTGCGGGCGAGAGCCCGGACCTTGATGGAAGGCATCTCTTACTCCTCGCGCCGTGGCGCGTCTGGGTCGTCCTGGTCGTCTGGCAGTGGCGCGGGAGCCTGGACTGGCTCCGCCTGCCCGGCGGGCCCGAGCCTCAGCCCAAGCCGCTCCCGCTCCTGCTGGTCCTTGAGGATCTCGCGGTTGACTTGGTCCGGGTTCTGGCCGGACTCCCGGATGATCCGAGAGCGGCTCTTGTAGCCGCGAGACTCGGCTATCTCGTTGGCCCTGATCTCCTTGATCGGGTCGATCCACGGCATCGGCGGCACGGTATGCGTCGCGTTGTAGATCGTGGCCAGGTCAAGGTCCGGAGGGAGCCGGATCGCATTCGACGCCCTGACTGCATCGATGAAGGCGTCCCACACCGGCTGGCACCAGCGGAACACGAAGTGCCCGGACAGCCGCCGATAGTTCACCATCTGCTCGACCAGCTCTTGCCTCTGGGCGCTGTAGGTGCCGTCGTAGTTCTTCGACAGACTGGAGTAACTCGTGCCGAAACCCGCCGCGGCGCTGCGCAGCTGGCTGTCGCGGAACGGGATCAGCGCGTTATTCGGGCGGTTCGGGTTGATCGTCCCGACCTCCTCGCCCGGAACCAGATCGTCAAAGACCATGCCCGGAATGAACTCCATCTGCCGAGGCTGCGGCTTACCGTCGGCGCCGACCTCTGGCGGCTCGTACATGTCCGGCGTGCCCTTCTTGATGAAACCGGCCATCGCCGCCGCGACGCGCGCTGCCACCCGCTCAGACTCGTCGATCTCCTTGATGTCCTCAAGCCGTACCAGCACCGGCGCGAAGATCGAGACCCCGCGCAGCTGGTGGAGGCGCTTGGCAAACTTCAGATGGACCATCCGCTCGGCCGGCACGCGCTTGGTCTCGGCCATCAGGGTCATCGAGTCGCCTGGGTGGCGCTTGTAGACTCGATATGCGCGCGGCGCTCCCCACTCGTTGACCTCGATGCCCTGGTAGACCCCGTCCGCGAGGCTCATCGAGTCCATCGGCACGAAGTCAGCCTCGAGCACCTCGAGGCTGTATGGAACCGCCGTGCGATGGTCGAGCCTTGAATTGACGCCGATGATGTGCTGGGCGAATACCTCGCCGTCGCGCAGCCAGGAGCGGCAAGCGAGCTGCTGCAGACTGTAGTAGTCCAGCTGGCGCGTCACCTCGGGCGCGTGAATCCAGTCGTCCCATAGCTTCAACAGCGCGCGATTGAAGTCGTCCGCGAGCTCGCCGCCAACCGTCTCGACCTGCGGCTCCGGCTGGATGCCGGCGCCGACGATGTTGTTCACCAGCACGTCCAGCGCGCCGGACGCGATGTCGAGGTTCTCCTCGAGGTGCCGGGCCTGGGCGCGCAACGACATCGCCGCGCGCTCGTTCTCGGCGTTCGCGCTCCGGGTCGACTTCGTCGACTTCCGGGTCCGCGATGGCTGCGCGGCCTCGTAGTAGGCCAGCAGCTTGCGCCACTGGGCACGCTTGGCCGCCCATCGCGGCGACAATGGGGCAATCACGAACCGGTCAAGCAGGCTCATCCGCGTCCGCTCAGGTTCGCGGCCGAGTAGCCGTGGCGGGACATGCCGACGGCTCGGCGCTGCAGCTCGGCGATGATCCGGGACCAGTAGGTGATTTGCCGGGCGATCTCGTCAGCCTGCCGGTACGTCACGCTGCGATCGCCGTAGCGCACGGTCAGTGTCGAGCCGGCCTGCGCAGCGAGCAGCGCATCGAGCTGGGCCTGCGCTTGGGCGAGTGTAATTCCGCTCATCGGCGTATCCATGATCCTCTGCGGCCCATCCACGAAGGTGTGGGCGCGGTTGGTGTCTGCTTGGTCACCGTCGCCGGCTGGACCGCTGGCGACTGTTCGACGGTTATCGCAGCTTCTGGCTCCGGGGCGCGCGACAGGCGATCCGCCGGGGCGCCAGACCTGCGCCGCAGAAGTTCGGCCCCGCCACGGCCCTGCAACGCGCACCAGGCGTACACCGTGCAGTCGAGGCCTTCCTGTCGGATTCCCGTTTGCCGGGGGCGCCACAGCCGCACCCGGCGGCCCTGGCTCACGCGGTGGACCACGGTCTCCGAGGTCAGCTGGTCAAGCCACTCGTGGTCCGTCGTGGCGTCGAAGTGGATGTAGCCGGGTCCAGGCTCCATCACCCGCCGCAGGCGCTGGTAGAGCACATCCTTGGCCGTGTCCACGCCGATCGGCCACACCTGCCCGACCTTTGCCTTGCTGGCCTTCTTCGGCCACGCCAGCCGGCCGGGTCCAGCGACGCCCTTGATGGCCCACACCCGGAAGCGCTTGCGCGCTGCGCAATAGCGGTAGACCTGCTCGGTGAAATGACCGCCAGAATCCACAGCGCACGCCTCGATCACCAGCTCCCGGCCGTCGTCGGTGCGCCAGCGGCGCCGCAGCAGGTCGTCATGCTCCTTCCACAGCGATTGCCCGCCCGGGTCGCCGCGGAGCACGATGTGCTCGACGCGCCAGGCCTCCTCGTCGGTGCCCCAGCCCCAGACCACCACCTCAAGCCGATCGTCCTGCACATCGGTCCCGGCGGTCAGCAGAAGCACGCCAGGAGGCAGGCTGTTGGCGGTGTAGGACTCCACCCGGCCAGCAAGGCCTGATGCCTCGATCTTCTCTCCGGCGTCCTCCCAGGTCTCGGCTAGCGCGGTGTTGATCCAGGTCTGCAGGGTCTCCGGCAGACGCTTGGCCTTCAGGAACCCGTCTGCCATGTCGGCCCAGGTAGACCACGGCGAGTACAGCTCGCTGATGTGGAAGCCTGCCGCGCCCGTGAACGGGCGGCTCGAACGCCACTCGCCGCGCGCCAGCATCTCCGATTTCTGTCCCTCGTGGATCTCCGCGGCGCAGTGCTGGCAGACATAGACCGCCTCATGCGGACGGCCTTCCGGCCATCGCACCTGCGCCCAGATCAGGCGCTGGAACTCGCCGCATTCCGGGCACGGAACGAAGTAGTAGCGCTGATCGGACTGCTCGAATCCCACCTCAATCCGGGAGCTGCCCTTGATCGTCGGTGTCGAGCCTGCCAGCACCTTGCGATTCCAGAAGGTTCGGGTCCGCTTGATGCCGAGGCTGATCGGGTCGCCCTCGGTCCCAGCGGAAGTTGGGAAGCGGTCCACCTCATCGAACAGCACCACCCTGATAGGCCTCGAGGCCAGGCCCGCGGGGCTGTTGGCGCCCGCCACCGTCAGCCGGCCACCCGCGAAAGTCTTGTGCAGCAGGGTGTTCCCGCTGTCGCGCGCCCTGGCGTCGGCGATCTTGCCGCGCAGCGCCGGCGTGTCCCTGAGCATCGGCGCCAGCCGATCCTTCGACCAGGCCTCGGCCAGCTCGAGCGTCGGCTGCACGAGCAGGATCGGCGCCGGGTCCTGATCCACGTGGAACCCGATGACGTTGTTCAGGATCTCGGTCCAGCCGACCTGCGCGGACTTCTGGACCCACACCTCGCGCACGGCGGGGTCGGAAACCGCATCCATGATCCCCCGCTGGTACGGGGCGCGGTCAGTCTTCCAGTGCCCTGGTTCGGCGCTGCTTTCGCTGCTGAGGCGCCTTTCGGCGTCCGCCCACTGGCTTATCGTCAGGGTCGGCGGCGGTCTCAGGACCGTCCGCACCTCCCGCCACGCCCTCCACACTGCTGTCGGGTCGAGGCTCGTAGTCGGCGAGCTCGGCGAGGGCGGCGTGGACCTCGGCGCGGATAGCCGTTGCGATGACGTGCGGGTCTCCAATGTTCACCAGCTGCGGGCCGAGCTTCGCGCCCATGTTGAGGAGCCGCGCCCGCATCGCTGCAATGCAGTCGGCCCAGAATTTCGTCACCACCTTGAGATCAGCGAGCCATCCCTTGCGGACAGCATTTTCGTGCTCGACCTTCTCGGCCTGAGCTGCCGCGAGGCGTTCGCGCTGGTTGTCGAAGTCCCCGGAGCCGGCCGCGCGCGCGACGAGCCAGGCGACCAATGTGCGGGCGTGATAGCTGCCGTCGCGGTTTCGCGGGGCATCTGCCCAGTCGCGCAGCGTCCGGCTGGTAACGCCACAGATCTCCGCGGCCTGCTGCTGGGTCAGTCTGGACAGATCAGCCATGCGCACACCCGCGGAAGGAACCTAGAAGCCCCTGGCGCTAACGATTCGATGGGGCCCGAATTACCTGCAACGCACCGGTCGCCAGGAGGACCCGTGACTTGGTTGTCACGCCTGATCGGGCCGTTTGTCTCAACGCTTCGCGGTTCGCAGCGACTGTCGCAGCGCCTGCGAGAACTCTTTGCTGAAGTCGCTGCGGAATACCTGCTCAGCGACCTGGCGGAACTTCAGGATTGGCTGATAGCGCGGCGGCCGCACGAACAGCAGGAGGGGTCGGATCTTCCGATTCCCATAGTTCTGCCAGATGCCCTCTGGCAGACGACTAGAGCCGCGCTCCCTGCCCCTCTCCGTCAACCTCCCGCGCCGCGCGACGAAGTATCCCTTCGTCCTGGCGTTCTTTCGCGCGCCCGGTCGGCTCGATCTGTTCGCGATGAACCCGGTCTCGCTGAACGCCTTGAGGCCGCTGAGGATCTGCACGATCTGCCCGGCGCTCATGTTGCCGTACTGGTTGAGGCGAGCGCCCTTGCCCGGTACGGTAAACTCGTTCCGGCCCAGGATGCCGGCTGCCTCGAGCGCGCGCTCGAAGCGCTTCTTCCGACGCGGCCCACCTCGCACCAGCGGCTCCAGGTACTTGGCCGGTGGCGTGCCCTTCGTCGCCTCGTCGCGCAGGAATACGTCGCGCTGAAATGGCCCTCGCTTGTTGGCCGGCCTCGACAGCAGGACCGAGCGGACTGTGAACGACGTCGGACGGTTGATCGCGAACTTGAGGTTGAGCTCTTCCTTTTCCCGCACCGTCGCGGCGACTTTGTTGATCGCCAACGACAGTGCGAAAGGCACCTGCTGGAGTTGCAGCTCCGACAGCTTCCTGGATAGCAGCGTCGTGTCGATCTGGGCCGCGATCATTCGATGCTCAGCCGGATGATTCCGGTGTGCACATTGCCAACAGTCGTAGTCACGTCTACGCGCACCTCGTAGGTGCTGCCAGCCACACCACCTCCGATCCGGATGGATGAGGCCTGCAGGCCCGGGGTGTCTACGTAGGGCTGCGGGTCACCCGTGAGTTCGCCCGGAATGTCCCAGTCCTCGCTCGCAATCCGCTCCTCGAGGCTCTCGAAGCTCATGGCCTGACGGGTCCAGATGATCGAGCCGTCGACGACAGTCGAGATGGCGTCGCTACCCTCTGGCCACAGCGGCTCGACCTTCGCGATCGGGCGCCGGGGCGTGACGCCGCGAGACACACCGCCCCCTGACAAGTACTCGTAGCCGGTCCCTGGCCTCGAGTTCGGGCGGACCGCCACACCCGGCGCGAAGCCCATACCGGGCTCCCACAGCCTGGCGAAGTATGCGGTCCAATTGAAACCCCATGTCTTGACGGAGCTGGGCGCCTTGCACCGCTCCAGTGTGACGATGCAGCCCATGTGGCGGCCTTACGGCGCGGCCGGCGCGCGGATCTCGATGCCCCACGTCGGGACAGTGACCGTGCCGCCAGAGGTCAGCGTCTGGGTCGTGCAGACAGTGATGTAGAGCACGGCGTTGGCGTCATCGTCCACGATTGCGATGTGCGTGGCGTCACCGGATGCGGTGATGCTGAGCTCCGCCTTCTGCGCGACGTTGAGGCGACGACCCGAGACCGTACCGTTCGCCTCGGTCAAGTCGGTGTTGGTGATCGTGGTCTCCGCAAGCTTAGCCGCAGCGAGGTTCGCGTAGACCGTCACCTCGGAATCAAGGACCAGCAGCCGACGCACGGCGCCGTTGCGGATCGAGTTGAAGCCATTGCTGTAGAAGCCGTTAGGGGCGTAGCGTGCCATCGATCAGACTCCTTCTGTCTCGTTGCCGTGCACGCCATCGGCGACGGTCAACTGCTTCGGGGAAATGTCAGGAACTCCGGTCGCGAGCTCGCCGGCCGCGTCCTTTGCCCAGCCGCAGGCGCAGAAGTGGCCGGCTTGTTCTGCGGTCACCACGCGCAACTCGCCCTGGTAGTAGCTGACGCCGCCGCTGCGGAAGTTCGTGAGGATCTGGATTCGCTTCATGTCATTGCACCCTGTAGAGGCGCTCTTCAGGCGCCACGATGAATAGACGGCCTTCTGCGGATACCACCAAGAGGTCCGCGCCTGCGACCTCACCCGGCCGGATCAGGCTGATGAGCGAGGCAATCTGTGCGTGCACCGAGTCGCTCACAATGACAGTCGCGGCCTGCGTCAGGTCCACGATGCCAGCGAGATGTAGGTGCGCAGAAGACGCCACGGCCAGGGCGGCGCCTGCGCTCAGCTGCGGGCCATCGCTGGCCAGCGCATGGATAGCATCCGCGACCTGGATCACGAACTCCGGCGTCAGCGCGACCTGTGCCGAGGCCATGACGTGGGCGGCGCTTCCAACCTCGAGGTAGTGTGCCTGGACCATGCTTGCCGCATCCGCCGCCTGCTCGTGGGCCGAGTCGCCCACTTGGACGAACTCCCCGATGGACAGGATTGGCTGCGTGGCGGCGTGGCCATGCGCGGCACTGAGCGCTGCGAGGACTTGGCGCTGCGTAAGGTTGACGCCCTCAGCAAAATGGCCGTGGAACGACGTCTGAACAGCAACGGATATCGCCTGCGTCAGGATCACGCCGGCGGAAACCTGCGTGTGAATCGAGCTGGCCACCTCGAGCAGAGATGCCTGCAGCAGTTCCAGACCAGAAACGAACTGCGCATGTACCGAGTCTTCTACGGTCAGTGGCGTCGCCTGAGACAGCGCGACGCCGTCGGCGGCCTGTGTGTGGGCTGAGCCCGCCACCTGTGCAATCGCTGCCTGCGTCAGTGAGGCCTCGTCGGTGGCCTGCTGGTGCGCCGAGCTTGTCGTGGTCAAGACGTGCGCCTGAGTCAGTTGCACGCCATCAGTCACATGGCTGTGGATAGAGTCAAGAGCCAGGAGCATATTGTCCTGCGCCAACCCAACACCATCCGACACGTGCTGATGGACTGAAGCAGCGGGAGCGGCAATAGAGGCCTGGGTCAACTCAGCGCCATCGGTGACATGCGCGTGGATTGAGTCCTGTGGCGAAACAGCCACCACGACGGACAACACCGGCGAGTCCGCCGCGTGCACATGAACAGACTCCTGACTGCCGAGCACAAAGCCCTGCGACAACACCACCGAATCGGAAACAAGCCCATGCTGCGAGTCAAGCGAGGCGAGCACCTGCGCCTGCGTGAGCGACACCCCATCGGTCGCATGACCATGAGCCGAGTCGCCTGCAACAAGCTCAATGCTGCCGCTGCCTTCCGGAACCTCAAGCTGCACCCACGTAACGCGGGCTTTTTCAGTGGGCTCGACTGCCCGAATGCGAAGAAATGCCGTTGGACCCGAACCTGACGCGCTAATCGTGTAAGACCACGTTGGCGCGACGTTCGGCGTACCCGTCACGCTGTTTACGGGTGCGGTGTATATGATGTGCCTATGGTCGTTTCCACTGGTGACCGCGGTGCTCGATCTTGACGATAACGTGCCGAACGTCACATCCGTCGCTGTCAAGCTGACAGAAGATAGTGTGCCGGTATCAATGTTCTGCGCGGTAGCGACCAGCATGAGGTCGCCTGCGCTGAAAGTCAGGTTACTTGACGACGTGGCGCTGTAACTCGTGTCATTCGTGGTGTCCGCGCCAGTTCCAATAGACTCCGTAATGACGAGCCCCGACGGCGGCTGCACGCGAACAATCGAGGCCCGCATCGTGTTATTGGTTGAACCGGACAACGTGACCGTGATCGTGCCTGACTCGCTGCCCGTCACCGTGTCCTTGCGGAAGATGGCAACGCGCCGGGTGCCAGTATCAGCTCCCCACGTCCCAGTGCCGCCCTCAAGGGAACCGATCAGCGTCCAATCACTAGGAGCGGCGAACTCTGTGTTAGCCGTATTCGATCGCCCTGTGACGACGAGATACAGAGCGCTTTCTGACGTAATGCCACTTGGATATGACGGCGTGCAAGAAGTCGTGCCGTTCGCGCCTGTGCCGATCGCGCCATATTCGACAGCGACAGAACCCGGGTTGTCTGCTGCGGCCGTCTCGAACTCGACACGCAGACCGGCGTAGCTGCTAATGGACTCCGTAACCGTGCGCTCGTACAGCGTCAATGCGCCGAGCGGATCTGTCGTCCACGACTGAATGGTGGCGTTGGAGCTATCCAGCAGCCGTGCTATCAGCTTCCTTAGCTGGGACCCACCTGCCGCGTAGCGCAGCGTCCTCGGGCCAGATTCGGGCGTACTGAGCGCCGCGAGGCCCAGTCGCATCGTGCTGTTGCTGTCAACACTGGCATAGTCAGCATCGTCACGAGTTGCTTCGTCGAGCACACCATACAGTGTGGAGCCCGTTGAAGGCGTCCAGCTCCCAGCACTTATGTCCGAAGTCGGTGCGGCTGTTTGAGGCGTGCCGCTAGTAGTGCCCTTGATCTCGATGCCGACGAGTGCCCAACGCTGCCCGCCGGGAGCCGATAGGCCGATGGTTTTCGAGCCTGCTGCACCCGCGTTCGCGTGATAGCCTGCATAGTTCGTGTAGTACGAGGAATCGTGAAAGTACAATTCCTCCGTGAATGTGCCCGCGTCGCTCGTGCGATAGGTGCGCGATGCACCGTCAAGCGCGTTCCAGTCAGTACTGACGTAGGTAATTGCACTGTTGGCTTGCGTCGTACTGGCCGTGGCACTCGGCGCACTGTTATCGCCGGAGGCACCGAACACCGTGCCGAAGCCATCGGAGTCGCGCCACACCTCGACGCGGAACCCGTACCAGCCGCTAAAGTTGCTGCCAAGATCGACGCCAAAACTGGTTCCGCCAGACACCGACGTGATGGTAGCGGTCCAGAGTTGTGCGCGAGGGTCTAGAGCACCCGGTGTTCCGGTCGGCTGCGTGGCCTCTAGCGTGAAGGCCGAGGCCGTGGCGAGGCCCGTCGCAGTCGGAGTCGAAAAGGTCGTGCCGGCATTCTCAGCAACCGCCTTGACGACGATCAGGTCGCCGACCTGAACCGTCAGGCCGGAGACCGATTTGCTTGTGGCCGCGCTGTTGTAGCTAGATGCCGCCGTTGCTACAAAAGTCGGTGCTGCCATGTCAGGCGGCCCTGTCGGCGGCGTTGCCGCTGCCTTCCACGTGATGACGAGATTGGTCACCTCGCCCGGTAGCAGCAGCGAGAATGTCTTGCTCCCCTCGTTCGAGCGGGCACTCTCGCCGTCCACGTTGACGGCTGTTACCTGCCAGTAGCACGTCGTCCCGTCCGGCAGGCCCGAGCGCACGGCGGAGGTAGCCGTGGGCGGCAGCGAGATCGGCGAGCCGTAGCCCGCCGTCCCGCAACGCTCGTACAGCCTGTACTCGGTGAGCGCCTTCGCCCCCGTGAGCGGTGAGCCGTCCGTCGCCTGCGTCGGAGCGGTCCACGAAATTGTCGCCGTGCCCGCAAACGCGGGGAGCGAACTCAGGCACAGGAGGACGGCAGTGAGCCACTTCACGGAGCCGGCACAGTCTGCACGGTGACCGCACATGACGGCAGGCCGCTCGGGTGCTGCTGACAAGTCAGCGTGATCGTGAAGTTGCTCGGTGCGCCGGGCACGTCGGGCAGATCGGTCACGTTGACCACTGCGATGTTTGAGGACGGCCCCTCCCCCGCGCTGTTCACGCCATGCACGCAGAAGGAATACTCGCCCTGCGCCGTCAGCAGTCCGGTGAACGTCTGACCGCTGGTCACGGTGCCGACGAGTGCCTTGGTCTCGCCCGCACGACATCCACGGTACAGCCGGTGGCTGGTGGCATTCGGCGCGGCGGTGAACGTCGCCGTGATGTCATACGGCGGAGCCGACATCGCTGAGAACGAGCACGCGGCGCCAATCAGCGCACTGGCGACAAGGGCAATGAGCCGCATGATGCTTACTCCTGAGTGAATCCTGGTAGCCGTAGACCCACGGCTCGCAGCGCTTGCAGTACGTCGGGCGGCCTTTGCCGCGGAAGTGCAGTCGGCGAAAGTCGTTGCGCCCACTCGCGCCACAGCGCGGGCAGGGCATGTATCTCTTTGCCAGCCGGTGAGCCTCGAAGAAGAAAGCCCGGCTCGAGGCCGGGCGAGGGACGCCGCGCATGTCGGACGCGCCGTCAGGGAAATAGAAGGCGCCACACCGGCCAGCGGGGCAGGGAGGGGTTTGTGCGTGTGCCGGGGGCGCCGGAAACGAACAAGCCCCGCTCGAGGACGGGGCTTTCGGGTGACACTGAGTCGACGCTACAGCATCTCGCGCAGTGTTGGCGTCTAGACGACCGGATGTCAAGCGCCAGGCGTCGCGTTTTACCGAGCGAGAACCGTCTAGACGCCTTTCCTCCATTCAGCCTGATCCTGCGCAGCCACGAAGCCAGCGATGCGAGAGTGGGCGATGTCGAGCAGGGTCCAGTATCTGGCCTTGCTCACGCCGGTGAAGGCCGCCTTCTCGGCCACCGTGCCCCTGGCGATGTAGTGCATGTGCAGCACCAGGCTCGGGCGAAAGGGCATGCCGTGGATCGCACGCTGCACGAGCAACGCTTCGCCGGACAGGACCTCGGCGTAGTGGAGCACCCGCTTGTTTTGGGCTGCCCCATCCACCTCCTCCCGCACCTTTCCGGCGATGCTCACGGCGGGCCAGCCAGCGGGATCGCCGGCTCTGTTCTCTCCCTGCCATATCAGGCGCTTCTGGTACGCCCATATGCGGCACATGCCGGACACCCACCCGAAGTCCTCAGCCATTGCGCCCTCCACTCGTGATCCGCCACCGCCCATCCTCGCCCACCTCGACGAAGCCACGGTTCTTCCAGTCGCAGACGACCTTCCCCACCGCATCCGGCAGCACTCGCGGCCACTGCAGCCGCACCCAGCGGATCAGGTCACCGATCGCCGCCGGGGCCTCCGCCAGGCGCCACAGGAGCACGTCAGGGAGCCGCACGCTCGAGGTTCAGGTAGTCGGCGATGATGTCGGCCGCCTGCTCCCAGCCGTAGGCCACCTCGGCCCGGTAGCCCAGCGAGGCCATGAGCCGCAGCTGCTCGTCCTGGCGCTCGGTCGTGGCGCCGGCCTTCACAGCGCCCGCCTTGGGCCGCTTCAGCTCGATCCACAGGCCCGCCCAGCCCTTCACGGGGACGTGCAGGAAGTAGTCCGGAATTCCGGCCCGGACGCCCATCCGCTTGAGGCGGGCGGCTTCGCGTGGGTTGCGCTTGCCGCCGGCCGGGTAGTGGACAAGCAGATCGGAGACTGGGCGGCCCTTGTACCGGCGGACAGCGGCCCAGCCCATGAGGGCCATGGATTCACCGTCCTCGATGTGGCGCGGGCGGGCGCGAGTCGCTTTCCTGGCCGAGGCCTCGGCGACTCCGACGGCCCGCATCTGGCGCCAGGCGCGGCTCATCGGGCCAGCCAGGCCGTCAGGTAGACGAGCGCGGCTACCACGGCCCAGTCGCAGACGCCAAGCCCAATACCGAGCACGATTCCGCGGGAAGGCGAGAGCGGATCGTCACTCACTCCAGCGCCTCCAGCGCGGCGATTGCCTGGTCGAGCTTGGCGCGCTGGGCGCGGAGCTGCTCGAGGGCTGCGGCGAAGCAGCTTTCCCTGCTACGCTCCAGGCGCTCCACTATGCGCTTCAGTGGCCGCTTGATTTCCGGCTTGGCCTTGGTTGCTCCGTTGGCCTTTCGGCCGGCCTTCGGTTTCGCCTCCGCCGGGGCCGGCTTCCGCCGGCAGTTCCTGCAGGTGCGAGCCCTGCCGTCGACGGTCCGGGTGTCGAAACCAAACTGGTCTAGCGGCAAGTCAATGTCGCACTTGATGCAGGTCTTCGTGTTTGCCATCGATGTGTCCTCGGCCGGCGGGGCAGATGCTGGGTCGGCGGCGGAAGCTGGCGCGGGATGCACGACCAGGTGGCTGTAGCGGTTGTCCTTGCGGATCGCGAGGCCGGCGGCCACCGCCTGGTGCAGCCCCTCCTCCACCTGCTGCAGCGTCCAGCCGGTCTGCATCCGCAGCCACTCGGCTGAGCAGCCGACGCTCTCCGGGATCAGCCGCGCCAGTTGCTGGGCGGCGGCGCTCACTGGCGATCGTCCGGGGCCAGCTGCGCCTCGAGCTCGCGCTCGTCGATCAGCGCCCGCAGCTTCGCCGTCTCCTCGAGGCTGAGTTCGGTCTCGCTCACGGCGATGTCCGGCCACTCCACCAGGTCAAAGCCACTGACCTCGCCGGTCGCCCGGCCGGTAGTCTTCGCCTCGGCCCATTCGAAGTAGGTGCTCATACTGGCCACCATTGCGTGTGACGCCGCCCATTGATGACCCGGGTGCCATCGCGCCAGACCTTACGGGCTGTCTCCAGCTCGGGAAGCCGGCGCGCTATGGCCCAGCGGTCGAGCTTCATCCGGGCGCCCAGCTCCAGCGACGTCAGGCCCGGCCAGCGGCGCACGGCCTCGAGAACCGCCGTCTGTTGCCGGCCGAGTTCGCCCGAGGCGCGGATGGCGTCTCCGGCCTCGTGGCTGGTCTCCGGGTCGGTGGTCCGGGCTCTTGGCAGGTCGGCGATCAACCCCCGGCGCTGGCGAGCGAGCGCTTCACGTGAAACGTCGAGCTGGGGCAAGGTCAGTTGCTGGGCCATCAGAACACATCCTCCAGTTCGGCCGCCGCCTTGGCTTCCTCTGGAGTCGCGTAGGCATCAATGCGCTGCCGGCGCGGGACGTTCCACAGCTCGTAAATCACCCGCTCGCCGAGGGTGATGCGCGCGATGGTGAAGCGGCCGCAGTCGCTCTCCAGGTGGGTCGGCCCTTTGCGCTGCCAGACCTTCATGCGGCGAGGTCCCGGAACATGATCCGGTGCGGCGGGTACTTCGCTGGATCGTGCAGATCCTGCGGAATGATCACGCCCAGGTAGTCGGCGCCGTGTTCCGAAACGTGCTCCTTCGCCGCGGTCACGCCCGGGAACCGCCTCACGATCCATGACCAGGTGGCGGCTCTCTGCCAGTCGGACAGTGGCCGCCGGAGCGCGGCCGCCATGATCGCAGCCCGGTTGTCGGCCGGCGTGGTGCCGTCGGCCGTCGAGGGATTGCGGACCGTCTTGCGGATGGTCCACAGCCCGCTCGCGGTCGGGATCTTCTCGGGGCCGTGCTCGCCCAAGGCGTAGCCGACGCAGCGGATGAACTCGGCCAGATGCATGCGCTGGAGGCCGTTCCAGTAGGCCTCGACGCGCTCGGGCGTCGCCGGCACGTTGAACCCGGCGCACAGGACCTTGGCGTGGTGGTCGAATTCGGGGCGGTCAACTGGCTGCACGGCGGGCCTCGTCGGCTTCGATTTCCTCAAGGGTTCGCAGGCGGAGTCGCTTGCGGGCGTAGCTGTTCCGATCGCGGGCGTTGCGCATCCAGATGCGCCAGCACGCCGGCCAGTCCTTGCGGGGCTTCTGGAACTCGAAGTCACGGAACTTCGCAGTCTCGGCGTCGAGATCGAAGTCGGGCGGCAGTTCCGCACTGATGGCGCGCAGCTGGTCGGTCAGCTCGAAGTCTGTTGGGCATCGCCTGCTCGGACGCGCCTCCCGCCGCGAGGCGGGAGCCCTTCCCCCCTGAAGGGGGGGTAGGGGGGGTATATTCTTGTCTGAGTCTGAGTCTGAGTCTGAGGGGTCGGACATAGGCGGACACCGGCGGACACCGGCGGACACCGGCGGACATTCGCCAGTAGTCCGAGCGTGATGCTTCCGCTGCGCTTCCTTCCCGCTGGCGACAGCCTCCGAGTTCTTCGCCGCGAGGCGCGCCTTCTCCCGGTACTTGCTGTGGTTGACGAGTCGCCAGCCCCAAGCCGTGTTCTCTCTGATCCTGACGAGACGACGCCCATCGTCCAGGGGCGACCGGCTATGCGGGTCGGGCTGCTCGAGTTGAGCGATCCCCTGGCGCAGCAGATCCTCGGGCCAGCCCGTCACCGCGGCGAGGTAACCGAAGCTGAAGTCAATCTCGCCGTTGCGGTCGGCGAGCGGCAGCAGGGTGCAGAACACCGCCAGCGCCGGCCACTGCCCGCACAGCGATCCCTGGAAGAGCGAGCCGAAGACAGGCGTGTAGCCGCTCATGCAAAAGGGGCTGATTATGCGGCCTGATCGGGAGAACCGCAGCGCGACCGATGCAGCTCATGCAGCTTCAGTGCCGCGGTCCCGCGGGGCGACTCGGTTCTGCGGTTCGCTATGTCGCTGACTGCGCCTATGCTGAGTCCTATCTCGGCGCCGATCTGCGCGAAGGTCATGCCGCGGCTTTGGAGGTCTCGAATCAGGGTGGCCCATGTGCTCATGGATGAAAGGCTACGCTTTTCCGTACGTGAGTGTCAACACGGAAACCCGTTGACAGGCGGTGCGGATTCCCGTATTGTCCCCTCCACGCCCGGCTGTACCGGGCCGGAGACAGCGATGACGATCCCGACCCACTTGGTCCCGCTCCTGTGCCAGCTGGCGCACGAGCATTTCGTCCGGCAGGTCCACCAGGTCCGCGTGATGGGCCACGACCACCCGCAGGCGCGTACCGCCCGCGAGCACCTCGAGCGTGCGCGAGAGCTGGCCGCCCTGTGCCCCGCGCAGAGTGTCGCGGCATGAGCCATATCACCATCTGCCCGGCCTGCGGGGACTGCTACCAGGAATTCAGCGAGGAGGCGGCCAACGACCCGCGCCGGCTGTGCTGGCCGTGCTGGCAGGCCGCGAACCGCGGCGAGGTGCGGCAGTCGCCTACCGACCGGGAGATCGCGAACCGCGAGGCCTGCGACCGTTACGAGGCGGCCCTGCGGCGTGGAGCGTTCGCATGACCGGCCCGAAGACGTTCGTGATCGTCGGCGAGGCCGACTGCGAGGCCGGCAGGTTCCTCGATGAGGTGCAGCCGGAAGCCAGGCGCACCGCGAGGACCATCGAAGCGCTGGGCGCGAACCCGGACCCACGACCGGAGACCGCCGACGTGATCGCGGAGCTTGTCGTGGCGGTGCAGCGGTCCCAGGACGTGATCGGATATTTCACCCTATTCGCCTCGGCAGAGGAGCGGCAGATCGCGGAATCGAGTCTCGCGCGCAGCCGCGAAGCCCTGAGCCTGTACCGCCGCTGGGTGACGCCATGAGCTTCCCGGATCGGCT